TCATTTTTTACCCCTACCTTTCCGAACTACCTGCTCTGAATCCTTCAGGAACGACAAAGGCTCCGGTGGAGGTGGTTTCGGAGTTATTACTACAGGGCGCTTAGCTTTTTTCTTATCTTCTTCATATGCAATTTTCACTGTATCAATAAACCACTTCTGAGAATCTGTATATATGTCATCAAGTATAGATATATTCTTCTCCCAGTGGTTGGTGTACAACACCTCTTCTGGTGAGTAGTATACAGACCACCCTGCACGTGATGCCTCCCAACACAGAAACAGCGCCCAGAACAACTGTGCCTCAGGCTTTATAGATACCTGCTCAAGCATAGTCTTTCTCATAATAATAAACTTGGCATCTATGTAAATGTTGTAATCTTCGTTAAGTAATTCCGCTACATCGGGGCTCTGACCAAACCTTCTCCATATAGGCTGTGGCTGTTCTGGGTGCTCCACACCTGCATCTACCAGATCGTAATTACAATCAACCAGCCTGCAACCAATAATACCTATCTTATCATTCTCATAGAACTTCTTTAGTATGGGCTCAAGTGGCTTATTAAGCAGCACACCAGCATCTGCAACTATAACTATATCTCCTTTACCTGAATATATAGTCTGCTTTAACCTCTCAAACACATTAAGATTCGGATCCATATTCCATGATAATGCTGTGAACTTCTCAGGCAGCATCCTACTGAAGTTCTCTATAGTATCAGCATGAAGTTCATTCTGTGCCTTAGTTAAAGGCATCTTATAATCTGGCTTCGTTATAATAACATCTATCATTGTTCTTTCTCCTTTTTAAAATAGGGTAGAGGGTCATACCCGTGCATGCCCTCTACCCTATTCAATTTGCTTTTTGCTTGGCTGTGCAGCCTATTAACCAAGTACGCTGGTAATTCTGAAACCACAGTTTCCATCAACAATTTTTTCATCAGTGTACTCCATAACATCAACAAATGTAGCAAGTTCAAAATCCTGGCGAATCTTTCTTACCTGTCTTTCTTTCCACTGGAAAGTGTACCCAAGAGAAAGCTTGTTGAGCCCAGGCGAATTTTCTACAAAACCAAGATACACATCCTGTCCCCAAATATATGACAGTGTTTCAGCCTGACCGAGGTTGGCTGTGTTCTGACCGGCACCGGCTATGACTATATTCACCCCATACAGTTTCTTGGGAAGGATGATCTCAGACTCAACCGTGAGGAGATTCTGAATATACTTCACCATATCCTTGATGGTAGGATCGTATGTCAGTGTGCATGCCGTTTCATATGATATAATCATGATATTGGGTTTACGGAACACTTTGCTGTGGATATACTTGATAGCCGTGATAATATCCTTATCAAAGGTGCTGCCAGTAGCTCCCCATGCAGATGTAGGTCCTGCAGTATTGGTTATGCCTGCCTCAAGCAGATCATGGATGCGGATCTCCTGGTCAAGCATAATAAGATCGGTGACATTCTCCGTTGCATCGATCTCAGGGGAGATCGGTGTATCGGCATTGTCTCTCATCTCATCAGGAACTGGCTCATTCAGAGCATGGCACTGGCAGAAGTACTGGGCAGTGCTCAGAGTGTGGTAAACACTCCTTGATCTGGTACCAGGGGATCTATCAGTCTTGATCCTCTTCAGGTGTTCCTTACCTTTGACGTAATATACATCAGACTGTTTCTTTACCTTAACTACCGGAAAGATATCCTTACCCACGAACGCATCATTCTTATAGGCTATCGAAATATCAGTTAGTGGTCCGTCTACATGGACCTCTTGTGGTGATGGACGCATCATAACTAGGTTCCTCCTTTCTTAAGAGTTTATTGTTATGCTGTTTCAATCAGTTTAGTTCCACCATGAAGGCGAACAAGAACCTGATCACCGTCAAGAGTGGCTGTTGTCTGTGCCACGCCTATGGAGTAGTAATCTGCTTCTGGAGTGGTGCCAATAGGCACAGAAGCAACCTTACCTGCTGTGCCATACATATAAACCTCATCCCCTATAGTTATAGCAGATGCAGCAATACACAGCACATCACCCAGAGTAGCCAGCGTTACCTGCCTGTTTGTAGCTACTGCATACTGAACCACACCAGCAAATATTCTGAGATTTGAACTGGTTGGGTATTTCACCTTGCCTTCGTTGGCTGTGTCCATAATAACACATCTGCCTGCAAGTACCCCATCAGCCTCATTCAGTACTTTGGTATCCCTGTCAAGAATTTTTTCACCTAGCATTAACTGGTCCCTCCTTTCTGTCTAAAGTTATAATTATTCCGAAAGTTCAATGTATGCCTGTGTGAGCGCATCTTTGAACTTGAAGGTTGTATCGCCCTGCTTCTGGGCTGCAGCATACAGCTGCCGTGCTCTTGTCTGGAGATCTCTCTCGTTCAGACCACCTGTTGCATCAGTGACACCCTGCTCACCGTACTGAATTGCTCCAGGAAGTGTGTCAAGAAGTGCTCTGACTTTTGCTGCTACTGCATCAGGTGCTTCCATGAAAATCTGTGTAACCAGACCAGCCTGCTGGGGATGGATACGACCTATACCCCTCTCATCCTCTATCCAGTTACTGACCAGACCTTCAACTGCCTCAAACTTCAAAGCTTCCTGAAGCTGTTGTTCTCTCAACTGCAGGTTCTGGACCTGTTCAGACAGCTGCATGATGGTATTCCTGGCTGCTGTATCAGCTACCGGCAATGCTCCTTCAGAAAACTCCATATCGCCATCATAACCGTAGTCATCATCTTCCTGATACTCAAAGGCTTCACCGTATTCGTTGAAGAACAGACCGGACTGATCGTCATAGAAAAGCTGGTTGCCTTCCTCATCATACAGACCCTCAGAAGCTGCTACATTCTGTGCCGCTGCAGCCAGCGCCGCTGCCTTTGCAGCTTTCTTTTTAGCCAGATGACCACGAATAGCCTTCTGACCGTAGTAGACAGCAGGAGCAGCCAACACAGTACCACCACCTATTTGAGCTGCAAGCTTCTGACCTGGAGTAAGCTTATCAAAAGCATCTTTTATATTACCGATATAATCAGTTTTGCCAGTTTTCTGGGGATTGGCTGCACGTTCAGCCTGCTTACGTGCTCTCTCCATTATGTCCTCTGCCCTACTAAATTCATAATTGTCTTCTTCTGGCTCAGCCAGCATTGCGCCAAACTCACCTTCATCGAAGATAATTCCGCTATCAAGATCACCTGCTGACATTTCAACAGTTCTGTTACCCATTCTATTTCCTCCCTTCTTATTCTTAAGCTTTAACGATTTTACCATATCCCTGTTTGCCGATACGTCACCCTCCTTTGAATAGTTTCCTCCAAATCTCCTGGTCTGTTGACCAAAGCTTTCAGGTTCTATTAAGTTAGCCTCATACTGAGCAAGTTCCCACTCGTTAAGCATGCAGGTCTTAAGCCCTGACTCTGCTAACAGTATGGGAGCCATACGCTTGATAAAAGGTCTATTGGTTAAAGTTACAGCTACCAGCACATTAGATGTTGACTGACCTGTTTCAGGATCCTCATACTTAGGACTGAACTCTGCAGACACATACCTGTAAACTTTATCCTTAATAAGACTAAGACCCTTGCTGGTCCACTCTACAAATGCCCACAACCCTGTAGGTCTGGACTCCAGCTTCTTCACCCAGCCAACTGCACCCTTATCTTCCTTGTGCTCTGTATCTATGGCTATATCAATGCCGCGAACATTCTGCTCATAATGCTCTTTAAGCTGAGCAAATGTATCCTGGTTTACATCTACTAAACCATACACAGGGTGCTTCCATCTGCCCTCTCTCAACACCTGTATCCAGGAAAACTTAAGGTTCTTTGACCCTATCTTTGCTGGCTTTATGTCAGTAGGAGAAAGAGGTCTTGCCAGTTCAGCAAACACATGTATGTTATTCTCTTCATCTATACCTACTTCATGCTCATAGTCTGAAGGTCTATCCATAACTGCTGTGTCTGCATCACTGAATCTGTAACTACTGAAAATATCCCTCATAGGTTATCCTCCTTTCTCCTAAAGTTATATTCCATATTACCTTACGTGTGCTTCAGGAACATGCACCACAGGATTAATAACATCCTCTGCACGTTTCCTTACCAACTTACCACGCACATCGTTATACATAGTCTGACCTCTCTGCTTAAGGCCAGATATGATAGTGCCACTTTCCAGCGCAGCGCCACCTTTCTTAATCAGACCTCCTGTAGATCTCTGAGCATACTGAACTGCTCTCTTGATTGTTCCGGGCCTGGATATCTGATCCCCAACCCAGTTTGCACCACGGGCAGCTGCTGCCTTCGCCCTGTAAGACGCATTCTGAACATAGTTGTAGGCTCTCTTAATTCTGCCTGGAGGCTTTTCTGCTGCAGCCATACCTGCTTCAACACCCTCAAATATCATTACCTCCCCAAGGAATATAGCCTGATCAATTATCTCTGCAAGTTCATAGTCCATATATGTCCCTCCTTCATTAAATTTATGCTTTTCTCGTCTTCCTTGTAGCATACGACCCAATATGGGCACCTTTGCATTTGCAATAAGTATACGCCTTGCAGCATCAGCCCGCTCAGGATCTTCATCCCTGTTAATAAGTGCTGCATAAGACACCCTGTCTGCTCTAGCTAACCATGGAGTAATCTTTTTATACTTATTATATTCTTCTCTTTTCTGCTTCTTAAGTTCTTGGTGATGTTTGCGAGACTCGTAATCTTCTGGTATTATTGTTTCAAACTTGTATTCTGATGCCCTCATGCTATTTAGCCACTCCTTTACTTTTTTTTCTCGGTTTTTAGGCTTTATACCCATACCCACACGTAACATATCTATACGTATATCCGAAAACTCTTTGTTACCTGACTTAGCTGCATCCCATCTAGCTATGTTCTGTTCATAGTCTTCTACACCTTCAAGGTGCTGCTTAAGCCTCCTTGCCCTACGTGCAAGCTTCGGGTCCAATGGCTTTTCTTTAAGCCCAGAAGCCGAAAAAGCAAAATTCTCCGATAGGCTTTTCTGGTACTTCAGTGTTCCTTGTGTACCTGGAGATATGTTTCTCAAACTTCCTGCTTTTGATTTAGTGGCTTTCTTCTTACCTCGCCTACGCTCCCACTCCGCTACAGGAACGTGTACATCTTGAGGAGAAAGCATCATAAATTTATACACAGCTACCTTCCTCTTAATATTTTTCGTTCTTCAGAATAAAGTAACTGTGCAATAAATTGATCGTCATAATCAGGCTCACTTAACTTCCTGTTGTTCTGCATCTTGAACCATTCTTTACCTCTGTCTCCTATATCAGTTCGATATTGTTTGTCAGGAACATCTATAGCTTTAAGTCTATCATACACTAAAGCTTTAGCCTCGTCAATAGTTTTTCCTGTTGCACATATGCTGCCTAAGATGTCATTACAACTAAACAGACCCTCCCTGTCTTCATCTTGACGCACACCATCCCAGTAGCATGAATTTGTAAACTTTTCGTAGCCTATTATTCTTACACCTACAGATCTGTTCTCCAGGAACTCTGTGATAATTTTCTTCTTTGCATCAGGTGTCTTCTCCGGTATCTCTGTCATAGGAAATGGTGGTATAGTTAACCGTATCCCTATACAGAAGTCTGTGGAGTATACTGGTTTATATGGTTTACCTATAGCTACTGCATATAGCAAATCCCCAAAATTAGACTTCAGTAGTTCCATAGTATTCTCTATACACACATAACCAAACCGATGACAGAACTCCAATGCATATGGCTTACCATCTTCTTTAGATACAATAGTGTTTATATCTACAGGCCCCACATACCCGTATTTCCTTAATACAGGACCCATCTTCATAACATTCTGAACCAGAATGTCATCCATGTTTCCATGTATCCATACAAGAGAACCCATACACCCTGTAGTAGGACCCAGATTACCTACAAGAAACTTCTTTTCTTCTATGTCATGCACAACAAAATTGGGTATAAAACCATTCTTTGTATGCCACAATTCTGTGTTACCACACCACATAGCTTTACCTTCTCGCCTAACATATACCGTCCTATTAGGTAAAACCTTAACACAGTAGACTATATCGTTATAAGGAACTTTCTTATAATTCTTATGTTCTAAAGTGCCGTGCATATAGCACTTATCTGCAACAATAAACATATCAGGATGGTGGACACCTCGCTTATCTACAAACGCATCTCTACGGCTTATAGAAGCACAGGTGCCTTTCTTTAAACACAGTTCTTGTAAGTCATCAGCCATCTGGCGAGATGATGTACAATAAAAGGCATACTCCCCATCCTTTAAATAACCATCACCCATTAAATACACACTACAAAACAAATCTATAGTTTCTTTACTGGCATTTTTAATGTAATCAGGAACAAACTTATCACAAGATCTTCCAAAAGTTGCTACATAATTCCACAGTTGCTTATTATATATTCTGTAGTTTATACCGTTCTTATCCCACTTAAAAGGCAACTTACCTAATACCTTCTCTATCTCATTGCAACAATGACCCTTCTTTTGTGTTATAATAACCTCATAGCCATTCTTTTTGCTATGTTTTACAAAACACCCTTCACTAAGATACCAACCCATAAACTCAACCCACGTATCCATGTCTATACTTATAGGCACTATATCCTCAGAACCTCGCCAACCGTTTTCTTTTGTAATTCCAGGCAATACAAAATAATCACAATCAGTACCTTCCCATACACCGGATCTCGGGAAGTAACATCTATCAACAGAGTTATAACATTCCTCTACAGTTTTAAACTCCCAAGGCTTATCTTTATGTTTAATATAATCATAACGTGTCTTCTGCAACATCCTATGATTCGGCGTTACACAAAAATTAATAGATGCTGTTTCATACAAATACATATCCCCATTATAAGTCTGCCTTATTATTTTTTCAGGAACGGCATATTCTATTTTCATAGTTTCAGGGTTTATAGTTGCTACACTATCGTATGACTTAAGATCATCAAAAAACTTCCAACCATTGTTAGTCAATATTTCTGTCTTATAGTCGTAGCAAGATATCTCAAACCCCTCTATGAACTTCTGCAATATAAATCCTTTAGACTCATCTATCAGGTGTTCATCATGATAATGCTCCATAGTATTTACAAGGTCATCAGGTGACTTAGATACATAAGATGCATAGTTTGTCTGGTTGTCGTTAGGCTTAAACACATACCTATCAGGGTTCTTCCTTACAAACTTTATAGCTGTATTGAAATCTTTAAACGAATAGGTTGGTGGTCTAAGTATTCCTGCCTCTTTCATGACACTATCAGCAAACCCTCTATCCAACTCTACCTTTGTTGCATACTTATCTGCTCCTAATGTAGGCACACCATATGCGTGACACATCTCTATAATCTTATCTTTACCTTCACCCATCATATCAAATACAAGCAAATCTGGTTGACTTTCCAGTGCCTGCTTAAGATTAGGCCACTTATGCACCATACCATCATAAGAAGGATCCTTTGTGTTGGCTACAAACATGTTATCTTCATCTGCAAGCAACACAGATACATCATGACCTTCACGCTGCAGGCGCTGAACAAACACAAGACCTGAGCAACTTACCGTATGTATTAGTATATGCATAGCATTTCTCCTAAACGTATAAGTCTTGTAATAGGATCCTGGTATATTATTTTAACACTTGATGGATCTGCACTCCACAACGCTTGAGCCATAGCACCGGAATATAACTTACCTTTATATTTAACCATAGTAGGCTGAACACCTAAAGGAACAGGAACAGGCTGTGCATGTTTTTTACCTTGTGACCGTGAATCAGGCTTTCTGCTTGGAATCGGCATACCATCATCACCAACACCACCTACATAAGAAGAATACTGAGGAGATGTTGCAGACACCTCGCCTCTTATAAGATCTATCCTGTCAGAAATACCAGGAATAAACTTTGCCCTGTATGATGATGACGGATTATGGCTTATATAGCCGTCATGAGAAACTTCATAATCAGCATTCATATTATCTAATGCTTTTCTCATTGTCTCATGTCTACCACCACCTCCTGTAGGTGCCGCAGTATCTGACGTGGCATCCTGATGTGGTGGTCTTACAGATACAGAACGTATAAACTCACCTTCATTAGCCCATTTCTTATGTGTGTCTTTAAGCAAATCTTGCTGCTGATCTGCGCTCTTAGGTTGCTTATTACTTGTAGATTTTGCATTAGGATCATACTTGTACACGATAATCCGTTTTGCAGGAATAGGCTTAGGCTGAAAGCCCTTGGTAACCAACACCCTATCTTCACCACCTACACGAACAGTGCGCTTAGTTTCAGGTATAGGCTCAGGTGTATGTCCCTTTTTTACTTCTACATGAGGAACATACGCTCCATGGGAGTATTTGTCTACAAGTTTAGGACCTGCATTTTTAAGAGCTTTATGAAATAAACTAGGATCAGGATTGTTAACCTTAATAAGCATACCCGGCATAACCGACTTCTGAATATTTAAAATCGCATTATGCTTCTCAGAATTCTGTGTTGCTACTGAAGGCTTGTTTAACTTAGCAGCAGCCCTTTTGTTTTCTGCTAATGCTTTCTGCTCTTCTGACGATCTCTTCAAACGAACCTTTTTAAATCTAAACCTACCCACAGGCTTAGTCTCTACTACCCCACGTTGTTTTAATGCCCTACGTGTACTAAAACTTTTACTTCCCTCTGTATGTTTACCATGCTTATTAATTTTAGTACCAGGAACCTCTATAGGATGTTCAATAGTAGCCCCAGAACTTGCTATAATCTTAGGAGGTAATCCAGCTTCCTTTCTTGTCCTATTTAATGCCTCTATCTGGTCTACGGTCTTAGCATTATTTGCTAAATCTGCATGCTTGTAATAACCTCTTTCAGATATAATCTGATCATCAGACTTCTCTACCTTCTTAGGAGCAGACCGTGCTATAGCCAATGCTGGATCTTTCCTATTTTCTTTATTAGTCCAGAAGTCTTTTATCTTGTTAAAATTCTCGCCTTTGTTCTTCATTAGGTGATGGCCTATAGCTGCAGTTGCTGCCAAACCTGCTCCCCACTTAACTGCAGTCATAATCTTTTTTTTTCTTGCTGCACGTTTCTGCTCAGAAGAATACTGCATTGCCTCTGCAGGAGATGCAAACCTGTATACAAGCAACACACCTTCATCAGCTTCAGTATTATGTGCCTCTTCTCTTTTTTCTTTTATCTTCTGTGTTATTCTTTTTAATCTCTTAAGCCTTCTGTCTATCCTATTGAACTTTTTATTTAAATACTGCTCATCAGGGTCAACTTTATTAGGATTTGGTTTACTTTTTCCTACAGGCTTGAATATAGTTTTAAACTTGCTTGCTTCTTCTGCTTTTTTTCTTTCTGCACTAACAGCAGATATGTTAGCATCATGCACTTCTTTCTTAACAAGAAGATGTTGGTTACGAAGAAGTTCAAACCTTCTATCTTCTTCTACTTTTGCAGCATTCTCCAGTTCCTGTGCATTCTGTTGGTATACCTTAGACCTTACTTCCGGTTTAGTATGAAAATCCCTAACACCATCTGCCCATCTCTTAAAATCGGGATTTTTATGGTACTGATGTATACCTATTCCTGCCGTTGCAGCTATAGCTATAGGTATACCTATCTTAAGTGCAGTCAACGCTTTCTTACGTCTAGCTATACGATCTTGTCGTATCTTTTCATACAGAGCATCCTGTTCTTCTTCCAGTGTCTGATACCTATACATGTTAGGATTAACCATTCTTCGTATAGGGTATTCAGATAAAGCTCTTTTACGTGGGGGGGGTATTATAGCGTTTGCTATACTTGAAGTCATAGGATTTACAACTACATCTACGCCCTGCTTAAAAGAAGAATTTAAAGCTTTAATAGCGCCGCCTCTAAATGTCCTGTCCATAACATCATAAACACGAGCCTGTGCACCCACAGAACCCCATTGGCTTAATTCTTCTTTTTCTTTCTTGGTTCTACGCCTTCTGCGAATACCAAAAAATCTGCTTGCCTTCATGCTTTATCCTCTAAAACTGTAATAACCAGAGAGGTTGGTTAGACCTCTCTGGTATTATTGTTAACTTACTGCTACTCTGGTTGCTTGCCGGGGAATCTCTTCTTCCATGCCTCCTGTGTGTCTTCCCAACCCTTCTTAGCTCCTTCTTGCTGTCTGCTCCACCACTCACCTGGGGCAGCCTTTAGCTTATTCCAGTCTTTGTCTATCCTGGCTTTTGCTACATCCACATTACCCTGCCAACCTCTGCCGTAAATATCCTTTGCACCTACGCCGATGTTTCTGAGATAACCCACAGCGCCTTCGTTCTGTCTACCGGCTCCTGGAACACTAGCACCGTGCTTAGACAGCATGTGTGCACCTGTCCCAAGGACTGCTGCTGTTCCCAGCATAGTCTTCCAGTGCTTCTTCAGGAAACCTTTCTTCTTCTGCTCAGCCTCCTGTGGTGTTGCTGACGTAGCATCAATCTGCTCAAACACATAGGCGTACACCTCATCAAGATGTGGTGCCAGTTCACTGAGCATCATGTTGGTAATCTGACCAACGGGCATGCCTTCAGTATACATGTATTCATTCCTCCTTCAATTTAAAGTTATAGCCAATAAATTTATTATACCATAGTTGTCTACTATGCGCCACCTCCTCGTTCAGCTTCCCATCTTTTTACAATCTCATCTATATTCCTTTTACGCTCTATTTCTTTAGGATCATCTTCTGCTGGCGGTCTTCCTGGTCTTCTCTTCAAATGTTCAGGTATCACAGGCTTCTGTCTAGGCCTACCTACCCTACCTCCTGTCGGTGACTGTGCCCTTCTCTGCTGCTCAAGCATTGCCTGATACTGCGCCATCTCCTGTGGTGTCATTTCACCTGAAGTAAGACTCTCTGCGTAATTCTTTACATGACTTATAGCATTGGTTGTCATGTTACGCCATATTCTACTAAACACATACAGACCAGCACCTACAGTTACAGCCACCATAGGAGCATTAACTATGCTGCCCGATAACTTCCACCCTTTCATAGTGGCTAAATCACCTACATGGGTTAAACTTGTTTTAACAGAATCAGCATCTTCTATAGCACTGACATACTGAGAACGAGCATCTTCTGGGCTCAACCCAAGATGTTGGCCTATCATTTCAGCATAAGTAAGTGGCACCTCACCTACATTATTCTCACGAGGAGCAAACTTTATGTTACTCTTCATAAGTAATCGTGTGTCTATAGGGGCATTGGAACGTTGACCTAGATCTCCAAGAAAATGCTCTACTGTTGTAGTTGCAGGATCAATACCTCCGTCAATAGAATCAAGCCTATACCTTTGACTTGGATGATGAGATACACTACCATCTGAGTTAATCTGTGGAAGTAGCTGATCTAAAGTCATCTTCCTAAATGCTTCATTATCCTCTGAAAAAGTACCGTCTAAGTTTAACTTCTTCATGTCTATACGCAAAGACTTACTCCAAGTATCCTGAGGAAGAACACCTCCTACAATTTCTGTAGTAGGTATACCTATACCGAAGTTAGTAAGTAACCTATCTTTAAGTAACTTACCATCAGCAAGTCTTTTTGTTTTACCAGAATCCGTTCCTGTGAATAAATCGGTTATCTTCCAGGATGCCTTATCCCTGCCTATACGGGAACCGTCACCCTTACCGTCAACCTTAGTTTCTCTTATAGGATCAGTTGGACTCTCCTGATAAGGTAGGCACTTAACAGTAGTTGCCTCCACACTATTACCAAATAAACCAAGCAACATCTTACCGAGGTTAGCATTCTTTATAACTACGCTTTTAACTATAGAATGCATACCATCCTTCAGGTTAGACTTTATTGCAGAACCAGCCTCACCAGCAAAACCTTTAAGCAGGTGTATTCCTATACCGCCAAGCGATAGACCTGCACCAGCCATGCCCACAAAACTTGAGCCTATGTCGTGTGCTGTGTGTGCCCACGTTCCACCTACTTTCTTACCGTCTATTACTGCACCCTTAGCATACTTAAGCTTTCCTGTTCTAGGATCTCTGAATGTAGGCGCATTGTTAAATGCAGATACCTTCTTGCCTTCATCCCTATCATAAGAAGCCAACACCAATTCTATCTTTCGTTCATGCTCATCATCATCGTCTTCCTTAAAAGAATAAAGATAGTTAACACTGTCACCAAGTAATGCAAGAGTATCTGGGTTAATATCACACAACCTGCTTATATTCTTAGCTGCTGCATTCCTATACATAGGTGCCATACTATCAAGATGATCCATAGCCTTCGCTGCAGAATCATATAAATGACCTACAACAACACCTTTAATCTTTTCTATATTAGGACGAACAAAATATTCAAGAACAGAGCCTATCTGTGTATCGGTTACTCCACGATGTATTGCATTTTCACGTGCTCTACTGTAACCAGCTTTTGCTTCATTATCAAACATCTTATTTAGTGAATCGTGCAGCAACGCTCTGGTTATATTTGTCTCTGCAAACTTTACAGTTTCGGGTGGTTTCATATCCCAATAGGTCTTGTGTGTCTCACTCATCTCAGCACCACCATCACCACCAGGACCTACCGCACCCATTCCTGGAGGACCTGCATCTACATCACCTGCATTAGCTGACTGATCCTTTGCATTAACTCCCCCAGCACCTGCCTGCTGCTGAGCCTGTTGCTGCTGCATCTGCATCTCCTGCTGTTGTTTCATCTGTTGCTCTTCAGGAGACAGTTCCTTCTTCGCAGGCATAGAGAACTTTTCCCTGGCCCATTCACACAGGCCCTCGTCCTTCTCTATCAGATTCATCTGCATAAGGATCTGTAAAGCTTTAAGCACATCATCATTCGATGTCTTAGTTATGTTTTCACAGGTAAGTTCCGGGTACATATCCCTCTTACCGAAGTTCATATCTACCCACGGCTTTATACAATACCTGTTCATTGTATCGGTTATAGTTTTAACCACAGAATTAAGAGTCATCAGAAACATGTCAGACTGATCCTTTGACAACGCCCAAGATCCTGCTGAGTCAGAACCCAACTGCATGAACTGTGCAAGCACTGCCTTCCCTATCTGTCTATCGTGATGTTGGATAGCAGCCTCAAGTGCCTGATTCTGGAACTTGCCTTCTATCGTGTCAACCTTCACCCCTTCAGGGAACAGCATACCTGCTTCCTGGTGTGCTCTCCAGGTCTTAACTATATGTTTAGCATAGTTCTTATCATCCATAGTTGCACCCTTAGGCATAAATATAACCGGTATACCCAGTGCATGTCTCTCTAAACCTATAGCCTGTATCAGATACAACTTATCTTTGATAAACCAGTGCTTGTAAGCAGGTCTGAGTATGCCGCCATCACCTTCAAAGTTACTGCCTTCCTGCCTATAGGTAAAGACCACCAGCTTATCCACCGGTATCTTGACTGTCTTCCATGTGTTAGATTCTTTAGAAGCAAAGTAAGCCTGCTGCTCTATACCTGCAAGACCACCCCTCTCATCTATCAACCACTTCTTGATGGTCTTCTGTAACCGTGGTGCAAGCTTACGTATCTTCACCAACTGGTTCTTTTCATCACGTTCATACACTTCCTCAAAGCAGCTAAAGCTATAAGGAAGCATTGATAAGGCCTGTCTGACAAATGACTGCCATGTAATGGTCATATCCTTAAACAACATCTTCTCCATATACTCTTTAAGGAATGCATCTTCCCTGTTGGTTATGTCAAGATGTATCTTCCAATCTGCAGACTCAATAGGCAACACCATGGATAAGTATATTGCCCTGATAGATGCATCAGACCTGAGCATTCTGTCTATGATTTTACAGCGAGGCTCAAGTGTTCTCCATTCCTGCAGATACTCTTCATTGATGATACCAGAAAATATCTTTGTGCCTGTAGTGCCAAGTTCATCAGTAATGTTATAGATAATGGTGTCTTCCTTATCTTTACCCTTTACCTCTGTCTTGGACTTGGTTATTGCTGTGGACATTTCTTCTCGTAGCATTGGTTATACCTCTCTACTATTAATAGCCACCTGTATTACTGAACCCAGTTCTCCTGGTAAGACTGTTTGCCAGATCTCTGTTGGTTGGATCGTTAGGACCACCAGGACCCATCTGACCACCTATCTTGCCTGCCAGTTCCATCTCCATGCGTTTCTTCCTCTTTAGTTTGGGATTCCTCCGTATCTTCTGGTTGAGTTGCTTCACACCCATACCAGAATACTCCCCTGGCTGTGATGTGTCACCTATGGCAGAAGTGTTTCCTACCATCATGTCACCTAAAGCTATAACGTAAGCAAGGGGCTCAGACAGTTGTTTCTTGTTTGTAGCCTTATCGAATGCATCCATGTCATAATAATTAACATCAAAATCAAAATCATCTTCATCTATTACGCCTATAGGAACACTATAACCGGACTGCGTAAGCTTAGGCTTGGTTCGTGCTGCACGTTTCCCATATACATTACCCTTAACAGTATTATGCAAAGTCCCAGCAGCATCATACCTCTTGTCTGCTTCAATATGTTTAGGATTGTTAACCTCAAGACCATTACTAGTTAATTTATTATAAGCCCTCTCGTGCTTTATAGCCTTTCTCTGTGTGTAACCTACCCTTATGTTATCCAGCATATCCCCTACTTTGTCCTTTATAGTTGTAGGCTTAGCATCATCTCTGTTATAGCCTGTCGAATCCAAATCAAAATCAATAGCCTGTTTACCTTCTTTATGCAGGTCATGCAGATGTTTACCTGCTAAACCTAACCCTACCACACCGGCACCTACTGCGTACTTCTTCCAGTGCTTCTTGAAGTGATCCTTGATAGCCTGTCCCTTTTTAGGTTTCTCTGAAACTGCAGCCTGACCATCTTCAAATGCATAATACATATTCAGTAGCAATGCTTCGCGCTCAGATAAAGCTTTAGGTTTGAGTCTGTCATTCTTGATTCTCTCTTTAGTTACCTTCAATGTTAAAGGAAGGATAGGAGGGAAAGCTAATAGTGTTTTTTGATATGCTTTGCGGTACCTCTCTTTTTCCTCAGGAGTAAATGAGTTAACATCCTCCCTGTGCTTATCATTATAAGGCCAACCGGATACACCCCTCATAAACTTATCATTATAGGTATCATCAAACCACCAGTTATCTGATAGCTTACCTGTCTTTATAGCATATCTTACCCCTTCCATCTCTGGTATCATCCACCTGTTACGAATAAAAGCAGCTGCTTGATCTCTTTCAGCCTTATAAGGATGTGTTATCCTACTCGCAGAAGAACTGTAAACATTCCCACCAACTCTTGATAAGTCTACATGTATATTCGGCTTATCAGCAATATCATAACCTGTTCGTTTTGCTATTTCTGCTCTTATTGCTGCTTTCCGTTGCCAAAGCCTTTCCAGATTTTTCTCATAACTACCGTGCGGTAAAGGCTCTGCATCTGGATTATTTTTTGCATAATGCAACCTTCTTTTATAGTCTGTATTGGCTGCGGTTATTGCATCCTTTACTACTTCTGGTTTACCTTTTCCTAAAGAAGAAGCAACACGATGTGCTTCTAATGTAGGTGAATATGCACCTACAGGTCTTTTGTCTATCTCCCTCTTCTGTAAATAAGGAATGCCATACCTTCTTCCAACTACAGCGCCTGCCGCAAGAATACCAGCACCTACTGCATACTTCTTCCAGTGCTTCTTGAGATGACCCTCTACCTTCTGCCCCATTGTCGGCTTATACGGTGTATCTTCAAACATAAAACTACCTCTGTAGGTTCTGCTGTTAAACTGATCTGCCAAGTTCTGAAACATTGCTTGTCTATCGGTAATCATTGCGTAGTGCCTCCAATCTATTCTCAGACCTTTTGATTATATCTTCACCCAGGCCTATCTTATACAGCTTAAGTTTTCTAATCAAATCAGATTCCTGTAGCTTAGGTTTCATCTTACCCCATGCTACATGCCCTATACCTTTCTCATTACCCATGTGGTCTGTAGTTATACTCATAGGAGAGTGATTAGGAAGCATACGTGATGCAAACCTGTAAGACTCTGACAGTTTGTCACCTACATTGTCGTGACCTGACACCACAGCCTGCATATGCTTCTTCTGCTTCTCTGCCTGTATAGCATTATACTTGGCTTTCAGTTCCAGGTCTGCTGTTTTCTGTGCATCTGCTTTCCGCTTATCCTTCCAATCCTTTATAGCCTTATACCCACGATAGCCACCATAAGCTAATCCGCCTATAGCTGCAGCGCCGGTTAAGCCTACCGCAGTCTTGCCTTTCCACCCCATATTATTATAATCTGCTTTCATCTTACCACCAAGATCCTGCATACCTTTCCCAAACCTACTAGCACCCTCCTGTACTTTTCTAAAAAACCCAGGCTTGTAAGGCTGAACTTGCTTCAATGCAGGCTTATCAGTAGTCCAATCTAACTCAGCAGGCTTCTGTGGCGTAGGCTCAGGTGTAGTATCCAAAACACCCCAATCAAGGTTTTGCTGTACTTGTTTAGGATGATCAAACGAAGGTGCTACTGAACCTGTAGGTGCTGCTTTCTGACTTCTCTGTTGCCTCTGCTGTTCCTGTTGCTGCTTTTTCTGCTTTTTCTGCTTTTTCTGCAACTGCTGAAGGTGCTTCCATTGTTTCTGCTGTTCCTTTTCAGGATCAAATGTCGACTTGCCTAAGAAGAAACCTCCATCAAACCCATAGGTCATTATATGCTTATCAAAGAAAGTTCCGAAGTCGTTGAGTTTATGCTCTGACATCTTTTTAAAAGGAACATCAGGAGGATAGTAATGATAATTCTCCATCCCTGGTCGTATAACTTCAAATCTGTAGGCATCACTTAGTTTCTGTAAAGACTCTCTATGTGCCCGTGCTGCACGATATCCTGCCATGAATGATTCACCTTCTTTGTATTCTGGGTTGTCTGCATTCTCAGCAGTATGAGTATTGAAAGCCTTAAGGAACACATGTCGTTCTTTGCGTGTCTTCAAGGCTTTCTTGACATTGGGGTTTAAATGTTTAACTGATGGATAAGGCAATCCTACCCTCCTGAACTTAATAACTTCTACATCTGGATCATCGCCGTAGTCATCCTTTACTTTGCTATGCAGCGACTTAACACTTCTAGGAGGTATACCGTGCTTATGCAGTTCAGATACTTTGGTAGGCGTTACAGACTGAACCTTTACCTGCACACCCATAGGCCTGTTGCTATACGAGTGTGCATCATATACTGTGCCTGCTGTGTACTTACCACGCTCATCCCCTACCCTTATAGTTGTGTTCTTCGTGTTGTTTATCAAAGCCTTTTTATATGAACTGGGGAAATGCATGGAGTTATTAGACACAGAAATATACCTTCTTTACAGGGTACGTTTCATAAAATCTACTGAGGGGAGTTGTGTTGTTTACTTCGCTATTACTGTCCCTGATTATAACCTCCATGCCATATACCTTATCGCTATTGTAAGGCAATAATTCCTTCACCCGACTATACTCTTCCTCCGACAGCACAACCCTAGCAGGCTTTGCCAATGCAGTCCTGTGATACTCCTTCATATAATCAACAATATCATCTGTAATCATAGCAGCACACACCACCTTCCATATAGTTATAGTATCTAACAATTAGGCAATTTTGTCAAGACTAAAGCTGTAAATAAAAATACCCTCAGTCGCCTGAAGGTATCTCTCTATAGTACAATGTATATTATTACAACTTAACCTTCTACAAGTTCTATCTCACCTATCTCTGTAACCTGGACTACTTCTTTTACCCGTGGCACATGATCAGTGTTTCCGGTTGTTTTAAGTGCAAAGTATTTACCCTCTTCACGTGCAGCAGCCTCAGTATGAGGATCGCATATACCCATCTCTCGCTGCATAGCCAGCTTCTTCCGCCAATGCTGTGGATCATTTTCGTTAAAGTAGTATTCCATCTGTTTACTCCCCGCCTTTCTTACTTGTTTTTCTCCATAAGCTTACAGTAACCATACCCAGGAGGGTTCTCTCTCCATGCCTCACAACCCTCCTTGCAGCAGTCAACTACCACAAAATCACCCTTTTCTTTTGGATCTGCTGAAGGAACTACCTTAGACAATATAGGGCACATCTTTGCCATCATGCACCTCTCCGCCACACATACTTCGTAACCATGTGAGGCTCATCCCATTCTGCAGTGTATGTAGCACCACACTCACACATCTTATACGTTACAGCTTCACGTATATCAAAATGATGCCTGCTACAGAATGGGCAAGCCTTTGCTGCTGAAATACTCAACCACACTACCATATTCCTTTCATCACCTGAACTCTTCTCCATTACTTCATTGCTCATTGTTCGCTACCTCCCTTTCGTACATCTTATTCAGCCTTTTCTGCATCAACCGGGGCTTATAGCATTTAGCTATAGGACTCTTATCATAGCACTCAGGTACATTGTCATCTATAACTATATCTACACCCCACATCTCCTGCATCTCACCCAGCACCTGTGGCGGTATCCCTGTAGTATGCCCCACATACTGCAACCAGGAATCCATTCAGACTTTATTAACTCTGTCGGCTGCTCTTTCTGCTGCTCGTTTCTGCTGTCTGGTAAGCTTGACACCGGATGTCACCTCCTTCTTCAGCTTCTCTTGCTCTATAGCTTTATTCAGCTTATCTGCCTGCTCAGGTAAAGAACTTTTAAGGTCTATAACTTTATGTAGCTCCCCCAGCACCACTTGCACGTTACTGTTCTCCTTCTCATACAGAGGCAGCAGCTTCTCTGGATTGAGCAGCTTCAGTGGTTTTTTTGGTCTGTTCATTTCCCTGAACAGGTCTACGTATTCGTTCATTTTGCTATTATGCATAATGCATTTTACCTCCTGTCAATATTGCTAAAATCCTATACTCTTGCATAAGCCTTACTTTACTATATAGTTCTTCATAGGTTACACGTTTAGGTATTACATCTTGAGGTGGCTTAGGGACCACATACACAATCTTTTGATCGAGCAGCTTATTATCGTGATACATAAAGTGGTGCCACTGCCTGTGCTGCCTGAACACATCCTCCCTATACATCTATCACACTCCCATACTTCTCCATGCAATCTAACTCAGGATCCTCCTCCTCCAGCTTCTCCAACACAAAAGCCAATGCTCTTATAGCTTTAGCCGGTGTACTGGATGTAGAATTAACATATCCCCTGGTAGGTATACCACACTCTGCAGTAAACAGGTCTGCTCGTTCTGTTACTCTTACTACTAATACTCTCATTTGTTACCATCTCCTTTTCTATTAAATCCTGTGTTATATCTTTAACTCTAAGCAACAGTGTAGCAGCATGCTCAATCTGTATCAGGACAACCACATAAACCTCGCTCTCTCTTTGATATTAAGTTAAGTATCATACGTGTAGGTATGCTGCTTCTTTTGAAACCACTACCATCTGTAGACTGCTTCATCTGACTCCTCACTTCCTGCAGGTTGGCTATACATATCTGCATAGAATGAATCAACCGCTACTGGTGTCATTGCAGATATAGACTTGCTCTTCTTCAGGTCTTCGTAGTCTGTTGAACTGAACAGCAGACTACCCAGACCACAATACTTACGTGCTGCTTCACGTGCAAACCACATAGCCATAATGTAGTCTGTTGTATCTGAAAATGGATACAGCTTCATCTCTCTTATCCAGTTACACCATGGGCAATCACACAATGTATCATGTGTGTCTATATCTTTAGTGCAGAACTTCCACATGTTATTCTTTAGCTCTATCTCCATCCCAGGCACACCTATCACAGGATTAGACTTTTGCTTACCAGTCATGAACCCTTCTATAGGCATAGACGGTATGTTGTTTCTCTTTATCTCCTGTGCTATCCACTGTAAAATTGCTTCTTGCAGTGCATTGTTCTCTACATATATAGCCATAGGTCGGTAGAGTCTGTATACTTCTACTATGTTATCTGCAACTTCAGGTGATGTCCACTTACCTGATCGTATGTCTACAGGAACCATCACCCCTTCATCCTGCACTACAGCCATAGTGAAGATAACATTACCTGGGCGCTTCTGTGATGATAGGTCAACACCAGTTACAAAGTTTACCGCTATCTTGTCACTGTCATCTGCTATTCTTCTCTTCAGGTGTGCTATGTAGTCTTCCACTGACTGCTCATTGTCACAACATTGACTGAAGTTCTGAAATATCAAATCTCTATGTGAGAATGGTTTACAGTGATAGCCACGTGCAAAGTCTGCATCTGTCATAACTGTCTTCTTGACTAACAGTGCTTCCTTATTCCATTTCTCTTCCCATAAAGGTATATAGAATGAATTTGTTACTGGGTTGATATACTCGTAACATGGATGTGTGTGATCAATATGCTTAAACTTTACTTCTATCCCTTCCAGGCTATCAGTCACTGCCATCATACAGAATGACCATTGCGGATTGTCTATTGTCTCTGCTGTGTTATCTGTATCTGTCCATGGTGTTGCTACATAGATAGCAAACCCACTTGGTTCTATACGTGACAACCATGTTCCTGAGAACATCTGTTTGACTTTAGGTTGTTCTGCTGGATTAAGTAGTGTGTTACCCATATCTACTATGTCATCGAATATCATAATATCTGCTCTACCGCCCAGACCTGATGACATTATACCCCATGCTTCTACTGATGCATCTTTAGACTTTGATGCACGTTCTATGGAAAACTGGTGTTTTTGCCATTCATCCTTCATATTGGAATGTACCATCTTACCCAGTTTCCTGTTAAAGTATGCTGACTTGTATGCTGGTTTTACTTCTGGTGCTAATGCTTGATAGTCAGTATCCTGTTCTACATACTTCTTTATAGATGTAACTCTGTCTTTAGCGTTATCATTGCTGTTGCATATTATCTTTATTCTGTAGTTCTGGTCTTCTGCGAGGTAGTAGAGGGTCATACTTACTATCACATTCTCTGTCTTACCTAAACCCATAGGCGCTATTATTCCAGCATACTTGCCGTGATCTCTACACCACTGTATGTGTTCGTGCCAAATTTCATGTATGATGTGATTCTTTACTGGTACACCCTTTTCATCTTTCAGGAACTGTTCAGTGAACCATGAAGTAGTTGCCATCGTATCTACTCTCCTCTGTCAAGGTAACGCATTATCTGTTTATGCTGTTCTTTCTCTATCTCCAGATATCCATGTAATTGCTGTATGTTCTTATCCTCTATCTGCTTTATCTGCTCAGCACCGTCAATTATGTTCTTATATAGTTTATGTATGTGTTCTACTACACAATCAGCCGAACATAACCACAGTGTTTCTGTATCTATAGTATCTACCTTGATACCCTGCACTTTCTATGAGAGGTAATCCACATACATAACACACTCTACCTTCCGGTATATTTTCACTCATGGTTATAGCCCTCCATCTTTTCTATACCTTCTCATACATTTCTTGCAGCAATCTGTTGGATGCTTGGTTGGTTTCCTGTAATCCAGCTTATGCCCACATGCTGTTCTGAATATGAATCTATCGTGATGCCAGAACTGCCATGTCAGGTAGTGATACTTCTCTGTTGAACCCTGCATCCACTTCTCATCATATACATACTTGTGTGATAGTGTGTTCTCTGTCATCTGTATTTCTCCAGCATCTGTTCCATCTCTTCTGTTATTGTGCTATACACCTTACCAGATTCTATTGCCTCTGTTTCAGTATGTATTCTATGATTCATTGCACTGTGCCATCTCTGTATGTAGGCAAGCATATCCTTTGCTGCTTCTCTGTAGAAGTCTATATTCTTTGGTATGATTACTCCAACAGTATCCAGCCTACACACATCATAGCCTGTGTGGTTGTGTATAGCTGAGTATGAGTCTACGTCCATACCTATATAGGGTGTTGTATCTTTTATAGTGGTAAGATGATAGGAGTGCTTAGTGGGTATTTCCACGTACTCTTCTACTGTGTAACATCTCTCATCGTATATATCTTTAAGCTTAGCTGCTACTTCTTCACGCAGTATTGGAAGAAATACATTGTAGAGTGTTACATGTGTATCGTTGGTTGCATTATAGAACATAGCTGACCATTCTCTGTCTTTGAACCTGTAAGCTACTTTCATGTTACAGTGCCTCCTTCTTTACCTTCTTTGGTTTCTTAAAGAATGCTCTGAAATGCTCGTTCAGTGCTGTATCACATTCCTTACACAGGTATATATCTTCATCCTTATCTGCTATCATCCAGCACTGATAGTCATCAGTATACTTACCGCACTTCTTGCATTTCTTCTTTGGCAGTTCTCCTATCATTCTTGCCACAACCTCCCTGTATTTATAGCATGTGCTATCATAGCCTGCCTCCTCCTCAGTATATCCTGCTGCTTAAGTATAGCTGCTTTCATATCTGGAGGCATAGGCTGACCTGCCTCTGGGTATGCATAATTTCTCTTAGGTGAAAATATCACACAGTCCATATGATAGTGTTGATCAATACCCTTAAACATTTTTGGATTAGGCACTATAATATAGTGCTGTCTGTCTGTGCGTATCTCTTGCTTACACACGTCACATACTATTACTTCATCTACCTTCGGAATTAACATTTTCTCCTCCTTAGCAAACATCGCTTAGCACCTCTGCTCTCTGGTTCATTAACTGTGCATTCATTCTTTGGCGGCTCATCATCAGATACTTTAAACAACCGTGCAATAACCAATGGCCCCAAACCAAACACACACAGTATTATGATTATAGTTATAAGTTCTGTCATTTAACAAACCACTTCCTTAAATGGAAGCCCCACCTGTCTGTCCTGTCGTTGGGGTTCTTCTCTTCTTTCTTCTCTACAGCTTTAGGTCCGTCTGACCAATCTATCCTGTCATAGTTGTCTCTGTATTCTTCTGTTGAATCAGAGTAGATGTTCTTAGCTGTTTCTCGCATAGTACCTCCTTCTAGCTTCACTTAGTTTTTTCTTTGTTTCTTCTGTGTGATTCCTGCCACTCCAGTAATTACCCCTACCCTTTTTTGCTGCACTTATTTTACTCTTTGTTTCCTCTGTATGCTTAGTTCCATATCTAGGATGTTGCTCCCCTACTATAAGTTTCTTAGCATCACTCATCTTCTTTATAGCTTCTTCAGGCATCTTCTTACCCAGCCAAAACTTACTGGTATTACCAACAGTATCCCTGTCTTTGGCATTGTCTTTAACAGTACCCGCATACAAGTGATTAGGATTGCAACAATCTCTTCTGCAGCAAGGAGGCTTATGGCACACAATAAGACCATCAGGTATTTCACCTATAAAATAAGTATAGAATAATCTGTGTGTCATCCACTGTTTTTTATTCCATTGTATATAACCGTAACCACCTTTATTAATCCTATCACCACAAATCCAATGATTGCCTTCTATCACAGTAACCATTGAGTATAGCCTTAGCTGATCTTTATTCAATTTGAAGTAACCTCCCCTGAAGTATCATGTAACACAGTCTCCTCCTTTTTAGCTACCATTTCTTGTAAACGTGTTTTAAAGCTGACTATCTTGTGTGTGTCTGACTGCCACTGCTTATCAGGTATCTTGGTAGTTACCTCATCAGCAAGACCAGCCTCTTTGGTTATAGTCATAATCTCAAGTATGCGCTTTGCCAGAGATGATATAGTCATAACCTGTTCTTTGTTAATAGTTCCATACCTGTATCTGTTCAGTGTCTCCTCTAAAACTTTAACCAAATCTCTGGGCGTTTCACATGACCATGCAATAAGCTGTTTCCAGTCTTCTGGATTAGGAGATATCATAGCCTGCTGATGCATGTATGCTTTAGTCATGGTAAGTCTGCCTAAAGGTTTAGGCCCATCTTGCTTCTTGTAGTGCATAGCACACAGCAGCTTCCCTTCCAGGACTATCTGTGTGCATCTCTTACCGTTAGCCTTTATAGCTGTGCACAGCCAGGGTATGTCATAGGTCTTCAGACTTTTACGGGTATGCTTTATACAAGCACAATCCATTCTCATAGGGTGCTTGTTACATCCCCTGGCTGTGCATTTTCTGTTAGGATCAGGTGTCAACTCAGGATAGGTACTCCAGGTTAAATTATACTCTGCCTCGGTGACCTTCTTAGTTGGCGGCACTAGACCCTTCTCACTGTCAAACAAATCAAACGGTTTATCTGTAGACATATTACACCTCACATTATCACAATCTCTGGTATGGTATCGTTACCTCCTCCACGTTCCAGGTATGACATCATTTTATCATAAATCTGCTCTTTTGTCGTTCCCTCCACCTCTCTACAGGCGTGGCACATCCCATCACGAACCAACTTTGTTACACTAAACCGTGATATCTGCCATGACCAGAATTGCGTTGACGGAAGCCTCAGACCACACTTTATACAGTCACGCATGACAGGAACCCTGTGAGGTCTTTGCTCTCTGCTCTTAAGTAGATCTTCCGGTCTAAGTAGTGACATTTCTAAATGCCCCCTTTCCTGTTAATGCTAATCCTCTAATATACTCCATAGCCACACCATACTTATCATATATCTGCTGAGTATCGCATGCTTCCAACCACGCATGCCAATCATCTATAGGTATATGATCCAGGTCTGTCTCTGATGGATGAGTATGCACTGAAGCAGTAGGCGTTCTGCCATACAGTTCCCTATAACGCTTATTAATCAGCTTCTTAGTTATCCGTATCCTTATAACTATAAAGTTTCTATCTTTACATGCGTTGAACTCATTCTGGAAACGCATATCACTACATATCGCAAATATGTTGTTATGATTAAGAAGTTCTATATCCTTAATAAACAACTTTACCCATGCATCTGGGTCTATACGCCTTCTGACAATATCTGTACCTATAAACTGCAAAAGTTCTCTGGGCTTATCGTTTGCATTCTTAGGCGCAAGCTTACTACAAGCCAACACAAACGCATGAGTAAAGTCTGTTCTATCGGATATTTTCATATGCACACCAGCAGACAAAAGCCTATCAACAAATACATGAGCAGCTTCCATCTGAGTAGTATGAGAACATCCCCAATAGTTGCATAACTCATATAAAGGATCTGCAAACTTCACAATCTTATAAGTAACGTCTTTACCCGAAGCGTTCAAATCATTCATAAGCCGTGTAGCTAACGTATCTTTACCCGCTGCCATCTTGCCTGAAATAGATATATTCCTCATTCCACCGTTCCTTTCGCTTCCTCTAATGCTGCTACCGCCCTACAGTTTTCCTCTGAACCTGTGATACGATTATACTTTTTGCATAAACGAAGATTTCCGTGTAACTTTAGATAACTATTACCCCAATGAATGCACTCATAACAACAAAGCTGTGCATTCACTATTTCATTAGCAATTACTTCCATTACACCTACCACCCTTTCATTAACCTACGTTTACCCCCAAAATAATCTTACCACATTCAGCACAATGTATACTCACTACCTGATCTACTGTGTTTAAAAACAATCTGTAGCATCCACAGTTATCCCCATCGCACATCACTGGTACCTGTGCTGCTTCCTCTTTCGCTTCTTTGAATATCTCTGTAGTTACCTGCTGCATCATCTCTTTAGATATAACAGGTCTAGCATTTGCCTGCTTTGAAGTCATAGGCTTTACTACATCTACCTGTGGCTGAGGCATAGGAACCTCGTGCCTGGAAACATCGGTGCTCATAGTTTTGCAATCTTCTCATTCTCCTCTGCTTCTCGCCTTGCTCTCTCTGCATCTACCTTCACCTTACAATCAGGACACACGAAACCATCATCACCAGATATAGGCCTTGCACATACTGCACAGTTAAGGGTAAGATTTTCTTTTCTTACCGGTATCTCTAACTCCCCATTCTCCCCTTCCTCTACTGAAGTATCAGGAATAACACCTTGCTCCATAAGCCGCTTGACATTAGCTAAACCTCTGAAATTACGAGTCATTGTAATAAACCTCACTTTCAATTACTGTAATATACTAACCCAGTGTACACAGAAAACAATAATGCTTCCACTCATCTCCTTCCTTTTTTATTTGAAATTTATCATCCTTCGCTTTGTGAACAGCATGTGCAAAATCCCTGCACCCTTTATACTTAGACACATCACCACATATATCACAAGTAACCTCCGCTGTGCTATCCAACTCATTAAACTCTATCATTTTATACCGCCTCCTACCTTATTCAAAATATGGTTCGTAAAATGAAAAATAGGGATCTACCTTTAATATTCTAAACATCTCTGATCCAACTGCAAGAGACATCAGCATAGCCTCTGCCTCATGTTCTGTCTTAGGATCTAACCTTAATGCTCTACACTTCTCCCAGATCTCTGACTTCTTCTTATCTACCTTACCCTGACCGCCAATTATAATACTTCTCTAGGTTGGTGGTGAAGGCTTCAGGAGTATAAAATCTATGTAAGACATATAAAGAATATGCTGAACTACCGCCTGAACACCTGCAAGCTGCCGTGACACATCCCCCGAACCTGCTATAAATGATCTCTCTACAACTATATAATTAAACTTGCTGCCCCTTACTACTGCATCAATAGCCCTTTCCAGGTAGTAGGCTATTTCCGCAATACGTTTATATACAGGCTCATCCTTTTTAAGAGTACCTACCACTGTTCCGCTGTCTTGTATAGTTAAAGGATCCGTATCATTCATATCCCCAAACACACACCTGTGTGCCCACCCTATATTCTTAAGTGAAACATCTAATGCCAATATACGTATCACCTTATTACCTCACTTCCTTTACCTTTGATTTTCTTTACTGTTATTATCTCACCATCCCTGAATCGACTTTTAAGTTCGCTACTGTGGCTCACCACAAACACAAGGCTATCCTTTGCCATCTCTCTAAGGTACTCCATAACCCTATCTTTACCCTTATCATCTATCCAATCAAACACCTCATCACAAAACATCACATCAAGTATGCTCTTGCTTGTTGATAACGCAAGATCCCTTAATGCAAACATATTACTTACATCCACAAGCCTTTCCTCACCACCAGAGCAATCAACATAATACTTAGTGAACCCATCAACCGTAACCATTATCTTTATTCTGTCTTTCAGGTCCCCTTTCTTTGTCTCAGACACTGTGCCTATCTCTATACTCATTCTACCGCCTGAGAACCTTTGAAGATACTTATTAGACAGCGAATTCAACACAGGCATTACACTGTCAAACAGTATGTTTTTCATGCCCGTATCAGAAAATGCTTCTTCCCAGAACCCATAAGCCTCCCTAAGAGCAGACAACTCAGTTGTATTTTCCTCTATCTCCAGAAGCTCTGCTTCAGCTGCTTTTATCTTATCAATCATCATAGCCTCTGTAGCGGTAGTGTCTTCTTTAGGAAGAAGTAACTGCTTTATCTCATCTACACATGTAGCTACTATATACTCACCGTTTCTTATCTGCATTTCATATGCAGATATAGTTGACCGTAGCTCCTGTAGCTTTGAACTATAGAAAGCAATAGCACTATCAGCATTTGACTTATCTACACGTGCAGGATCCAGAGACAGGTGAACTTCTAAAATATCATCATCTATCTGTGCTTGCTCCTGCTCTATACTCTTCTGAAAATTAGCATACGCCTCTTCATCCATAACTCTATAACATAAAGGACATTTATTAACAGAATCAGTAGTAAACGTAATGCTCTCCTTCATCTTTACAAGCTTTTCTGATCTATTAACCAATGCTTGTTTCTTAGATCCATAAGTAATTATCTCTGCTGTAGCTTTCTTACACTGCTGATTAAGCATATCAATGTGGGCAAGAAGCCCTGGCTCATCTTTTCTCGCATCACCTAACTTTAAAGCTATATCATCCATTATAGCCTGAGTATCTTCTATCTTCTTCTGTAGCTCAATATGACGAGCACCTGTATCAAAAGAATTTACTTCTTTACACTTAGCTATAACTTCAGTATAATCTATTATAAGGTTAGTCAATACACCACGTTTACCGGCTAACTCAGCAAGCTTAACACTGTAATCCTTTACTTTCTTGCTGGCTACTTCCCTGTATGCCTCATATGCTTCCAGGTTCATCGCAGACTCTATTATTTTCTTTCTTTCAATCTCGATCGGTCAGCAAATTTCAAGTCATACTTAACCGTAATTATTGTTCGCGGAATAATATTTATGCCGTCGATATTTTCGACAATCGGAATATTTTATTTAATAGGTTTAAAGAGAGACTCAAAAGAAGTCGATTTTTGGGATGTC